CCAATCTGTAAGTTTCATTTGAAGTTGCACTCCATCATCACTTGCACCAAACAAGCAGTCATATTGATTTCTTGATCGGCAACAAATGCAGACTTATACTGATATTCGGAAATAATCAATACAAAAGTAGGAATGCTTTCGGGTTCCATTGTATCCTGCAATCCCTCATACAACTTACGGAAGACTTGAGATTGATCGTTATCCAAGTTTGCAACAACCCACTTTCGAACAGCAGGAAAGTTTTTCTTCTTCATTGCATCGGTTAGATCATCAATATTAAGATCTCCGACTTCCTTAAGAATACCAACATCAATTTCACCGGAAACAGAATAACGCTGCAACTCGTTCAAAAGTCTGCGTAGATCTGGTGCATGACGCATGATGAGTTTAACAAGAACCTTCTCATCATACTTTACCTTTTCTTTGTCCAGAATGAACTTCAAACGATCCAAGATGAATGGACCAAGTTTCATCTTGTCCTTCGGGGTAAACTTGAAATCAATGCATGTGCATCTAGAATGCAGAGGTTCAATCACTCGATTCTTAAAGTTGCAAGTCAAAATGAATCGGCAATTATCTGCAAACTCTTCAATAAATCCTCGGAGAGCAGGTTGAGTTGACTGTGGATTTGAATAATCAAACTCATCTAGGATCACTGCTTTGCGGTTTCCTGTCAAAGACACGGTGCTGGCAAAGTTGCGGATCTTTGTACGCAGAGTGTCAATGTTTCCATCTTCAGAGCAGTTGATGATAATCCACTCCATGTCAAGTTCGTTGCATAGAGCCTTTGCAACAGTTGTTTTGCCACAACCTGGTCCCCCAGAAAGGAGAAGGTTCTGGAGTTCTCCAGAACCAACCATTTCCTTGAAAGTCTTCTTTAGACTATCGGGAAGAACACAATCATCAACTTTCTGTGGACGGTATTTTTCCACCCACAAGAATGTATCATTGTTTGTTTCCATATATTATCCGTTGTACTTTGAATCCGGCTCTAGAGCAATCCAATACGATAGATTCATAGATTCGTGAGTAAACTTACTAACGACCTTTTCTGTAATTTCTACATTGTAGTCACCGTAAATCAACTTTAGATTTTCCACCTTAAAGTAGAATTCAAAGTCTGCGTCAGTCTTACCAAGATCGACCGAGTAACTGTTTGAGGTATCATCGTTCTTGTCAAGAGCAACTAGTTCCATTCTGCCATCGTTTGAACGCACGGCAATATCGGGAAGTTGCAGAACAGATGCTGCCTTTTGCAGTTCTGTGAAGTTCTTTTGAGTCAACTTGAAATTCACCACACCAGCAGGCATTTGAATCTTTTTGGTGGGTGTTGTCAGCAACTTCGGTTCACAATAGAAATACTTAACAGAAGAACCATTTGATCCTGAAATAACCACATACTTATCGTGGAATTCAAATTCCGGATCATTAAACAAACTTACTGTTCCAAGAAACTTGTTAAGATCCCAAACACCAAACTGGGTATCGAATGTTTCGTCCACAGTCGCTTCTGCTAGAACATTCTTTACTGGGGAAATCGTGGTGATAACATTACCCGGATTTACTAGAATGTTGGAATTAATTGATGCATAGTTCTTGAGGATATCAAGAGTTTTCTTTGAGAGTTTAATTGTAGTTGCTGTAGTCATTGTATAGATTCTCCTTTAGACTTCTCTGTAATATACTCCACACTCATACGATTTTCAATATCTTTCTTACGACTATTCTGCATTTCAATTGGTTCTTGACTTGATGGTTTGTATGGTTGGAACCCTGGCATATCTAAAGGACACCAAACCTTTGGATAATCAAGTTTACCGTAGTTTTCTTTACCATCTACAGTTAGATCAATTAATTGAGTTCCTTGCTTATCTCCACAGCCACAAGCGCCACAATAATATGAGTTTGGAAATTTATCACTTTCTTTTCTTTGTGAGCATGGGATAAGACTATCATCGCCGTGACAACTTAATTGTCGTAATACTTTTGTCTCTGGTATTACTTTCTTATTGGTAACACCGCGAGATGCCATTGATTTAGCAAATGATGCGGCTTTACTTACAATATTTCTTTGGTTTGCCATTGCTTGTTGGCGAATTATATTTTCATCTGGGGTTTCCATAATCAATCTCCATTAAAAATCTTGAATGTCATTCATAAGATTTTTCAAACCCTTTTCAACAAAATAATTAAAAATCTTGCTGCGATCTACTGTAATTGGTTTGTTGTATTCCGCTAGGATTGCCTGCTCATACTCTTGAGGTATGTATGAGAGATCCACCAGCATTTGGTTGCGGTTCCAGTTACTTTGTAGATCGTTTGGCACATTACCTGTGCTAGACCAAGTGTCCAACTTCTTAGATGATAGTGGCTTTTGTCGCTTACCATCTACAGCAAAAACATCATCATCGGAGAGAATATTCGGAATACCATCTCCCGAATCCCCGCGCACAATGTGTTCAAACAAAAACTTATCCGGGGATTCACATGTAATAAATCCCTTTTGATTTGGGCTATATTGAACAATATTTGGATATCGCATCAATTGCTTGAAATCTTTATCACCAGAAACGATCAAAATCTTTTCCTGCGTGTGATAGTGCTTAGACAAAGTGGCAATAATATCATCGGCTTCACATCGTTCAATCTTCATTGTGCGATATGGCATATTTTCCGCAACTTCATTACGAATCTTAGAAAGAGTTTCAAAAACTTGCTTCCAATAGAATTCATCCTTTGCTTGCGTCTTTTTCCGATTGTGCTTGTAGAGCGGAAAAATATCTTTACGCCAATAATTACCGGCGTCTTGACAAATTACAAGTTCACCATACTCCTGATGGAATCTATTTCGATAGTAACGATATGTGTTTAAAGTAATATGTCGAATCATATCTTCATCTAACTGATCCGGTGAATCATATTGAGAAAAGATAGATGAAAGTATGATTTGTGTATTGTCAATTAGAATCATTTAATTACCTGTATAATTACGGTATTTTCGTTAAATCTGCCATTCGGGACAGATTCTTTTGTTTTAACAGTTTCCCATGCATTATTAATGGCACGAACGCCACCAATCATGCGCGAGAGTACACTTTTAGGATCACGGAGTTTCTTTGTTTTTGAAGAACCCTCATCAAAACCAATTAGTGTAGTTCCTTTGATTGTAAA